ATAATTTGTTCATTACCATTTTCATCTGCAATAAAATGTGCATCATCAATTAAAATATTTGCAGAGTTAGTATCTAAGTCACCACCTAATTGAGGTGATGTATCTTCAACTACATTATTTAATGCAGCGGATGTAGCAAGTCCTGCTACAATTGTTGATCTTGCAATTTTTTTAAGACCACCACCTGAAGTATCAACTGCTATAAAAACATCATCATTTGCAACTGTAGATATTTCAGACAAACTTCCTGCAGCAATTGAATTAAAATTTGTACCATCTGCAATTAATAAATTACCTGCAGTATTTGTACCCATAGTAATATCATCACCAGATACTGTAAGATCTCCTGATATAGTTAAATTACCACCAGATGATAATGACATTTTTTCACTAGCTGCTTCTGAAGCACCTGTTTTAAAACTTAATTTTGTAGCATTTGAAGAAGAACTAAAGTCACCTTCTGAAACTGCTTCAATACCAGCTGCAACTAAAATTGCATCTGTTCCTGTACCTTCGTCTGGTGCTTGAAAATCTATTTTACCAATTATATCATTTGCTGCAATATCTGTTTCACCAGTTTGTAAAGTAATTGATACTGGTTTGTCATCACCAGTTGCTGTATGTTTTAAAGTTAATCCTGTATCAGCAACGTGTGTAAGTTTTATTTCTTGGTCATCACCAAAATTTACAACTGCACCATCTGCTAAAAATAAATCTGAAAATTCTAATGCTGAAGTACCAAGAGACATACCATCTGAAGATGAAGGAGCAATAGCACTAGTTGTTATTGTAGCTCTATCTGTTCCACCAACTTTAATGTCTATTTGATCATCTGTATCTGCTGTTAAACTTGTATCGCCATCGGCATCTAAAACTAATTCTCTACCTTCTATATCAAGTGATCCACCAAATCCTGCATCAACAAGATTTGTTCCATCTGAATAAACTAATCTTGTAGTTTTTTCTGATACTCCAAAAGTAATACCTGTTCCTGATGCTGTTTTAAATTGAACTGTGTATGCACCTGATGTGCCGTTAGTTACAATGTAAACTTTTTCTACAGAATCTGGTACAGTTACAATAGAGTTTCCTGTTATTGTTCCAGTTAATTTTATAACAGCATGTCTTGCAACTGATGTAGATTCCGTTGCATCACCATCTGTAATACTTAATGCTGTTGTTCCACCACTAGTTACTGCTTGTTCTACATAACCAGCAATTGATTTTTCTATAATTTCTAAGTTAGTATTAGTTTTTGTTCCCCATGTACCGGCGTTTTCGCCAGTTGCCATTTTTTCTATACCAAGATCTGTATATGTTGATGCCATAATTTAATTCCTATTGTGGTGCTGACTGTATCGGTATTCTAACCGCTCCGTCAGTGTAATCATCCCTTCTTCTTCTACCAATTTGTTCAGCAGCAAATGTCTGCACTGCTTCTTTATATTTTCCTTCGTAAAGTTGTAACATGTCCGTTGGTCCTTTTAAAAAAGCGTAAGCTTCTGCTAGACAGCAATATAGCAGACCATTTGAAAAATTCATACTAATATAATTAGTGTTATTATCTTCCAATAATGCTGGAACTGCGTTGTAGTGTATTTTGTATGCAAATGTTCCACTTGGTGTTGGTGATACAATTATAGATCCAGAATTTGATGAACTTTCTCCAGTCGCTCCTGTATCTAACATAGCATAATATTTTGGTGTTCCAGTAGATGTAGTTGCTGAAATATATTCTTCTAAAAATGTAATATCTTTTTTTTCTAAATAAGTATTGGCACCAGTGTAAGTAGATCCAGTTGCAGTATAAACTTGGACTCCTCTAATAAACACAGCTCCTGCTGGCACAGTTACAGTGCCTGTTCCAGATGTAAAATTACCTGTAGATGTTTTTTTATCTGCATCAATAGGTATATCTCTAAAAATTCTATATTGTGCATTTAATATTATATTTTCTAATACACTGTCTGATAACACAGTTGAGTCTACTTCTGTGTAGCTTCTTATTTGTGTTTTTAATCCTGATGCGCTTAGTCCTGCCATTATGCGTTAAGGGTTACTGGTCCAATTGAGACTGGAAACCCTCCTCCTTTCACTCCACCTGCTGTTGCTGTGCTTGTGTCAACAGTAAAGTAGAAATTATCTGCTGTATTTGTCGTGACTCTTGAACCACTAACAAATTTACCTGTAGTAATAGCATACCCTGCAGCTTTTGCAATATTCGATCCTGCTATACCATCAAAAGATGCTGGATTTGCATAAGTACCTGCAAGTTTAGGTGTGCCTCTAAATCTATATGTTGTTCCATTTGTTAATCCGTGTCCTGGAGCATGAACATTTATTACACCAGAACTTGCTGCATAAGTTGTAAATGGATTGTGTGGTAATAGCTGTGTAACATCTTTTTCTGTTCTATCAGGTCTTGCATCTTTCAATGCTTGTGCATCACCACCATGTGGTTTTGGTTGTATCTGTGGATGTTTAGGTTCAAATTCTGATTTATGAACAAACATACCATTCCATTCTTTGACCATTTCATTGTATGGAAATTCCATTCCTGATCTGTCAGATATTGCTTTTGCGTATTTTCCTCTTGCTATTGCCATTATTTTCTTTTCTTCCCATAACTTGGTTTATATTGAGGGTCACTAGTCATAATTTCATGATATTTATCCACCATACCTGGACTAGCACTATGTTTTTTTCTTTTCATAACTTCATTCATACTAGCAATTTGTTTATCTTTTTTACCTGTCTTATCTCTTTTATAAACATTATCAAATATTTGTTCAGCAGGATTTTTCTTTTTTGATTTAGCAAGTTTGCTATAAATAATTTTTCCCATTCCTTTAGTTATTATTGTCATTATTAATCCTTTAGCTGACCTTTCATATAAGATAAGTCAGGGTTTTTATCTAATTTTTTCATCATCTTTTTATGTCTTTTATGAAAGTCTGATTTTCTATATTCTCTTAATCCTTTAGCTATACCTTTTCTAACATTAGGGTCTTTATCCATATAGCCTTTAGTTTTTTTACCTGTTCCTTTTAAAGATTTTTTAATAATTGCTCCCATTCCTTTAGTTATTATTGTCATTATTTTCTCCTATATGTTTGGATAATAGTTTTTAGGAGTTATGTATGTACTAGCAGCAGAGCCGTCTTCAGCTAAAGCTCTTGCTAATTCATCTTCGTATAATAACTTCATTGCTTGTGTTAATTGTGGATTTACTTTTTGACTTAAATAAAAAGCAAGTCCTGCAACCATACAAGGTACGAATCTGTATGGCACGTTAGTTGCATCTGTGTAAGTTGAATCTGCATCTTGTAATCTTTTTACATAATAAAAATGTAAATCGTTAGATGCGTTTGATGAGTCAGCTGTTGGATAAACAGTTAACGTTGTTTTGTCCACAAATCTTTGGACAAAATATTGTGATGGCGTTCCTTTAGATAATTTTGCAGATAAGGCAGAATAAGCAGATCTAGCTATTTTAGTTAATGAAGAATCAGCTTGAGTTGTTTGTGTTCTGTTAGTTCTTAATGTTGCTTCTAAAATATCTGCAACACCATAAATGTTTGCTGGGTTTGTTACAGAACTTGTACCATCTCCACTTGCTCTGTAAAAAGTATACTCAGCTTGTCCTTCAATTAAATCAATATTTGCTTCAGCAACTTCCCAATAATGAATACCTCTATTACCCCATTCTTGAAAAAGAATGTTAAGAGATCTTCTTGCTGTTTTTAATTGATAACCAGAACTTGCTTGTACGCCAAGTCTTTCGTATGCCTCTTCTATAATTTCATCAACAGCAAATGTTTTGTCGAACGTTACTGTTCCAGAAGTAGTGTTAGCCATGCTCTACCTCCCTACGAATATAGTTTTCTAAATTCTGCTATAACCGTATACATGTTTCCATCATCAGCTGCGCCTGGAACTACAAAGTTAACATCACTTTCATTGGTATTCGATGATTTGTCAGTTTTAATTCCACCAAATTCTCTAAAGTCCCAATAGCCTGATCCTGTTAAACCAATTATTGGAATATCTCCATCATCATCTTCTTCGTCTAAACGTGCGTATGAATCTCCACCATCTCCTGAATCACAAGAAAACCAAAGTCTTTGTAATACAAGGTGGTTAGCTGATTTG